GCCTATGATGATTTGCACAGGATCAATGCAAAGCCTCAGCCGGAGGGGGCGGTACAGTAGTGCCGAAATATCAAAAGGTCGTCAAAAAGGCAGATTTGCTTCACGCCCTCACACTGGCGGCGGGCAGAGAGGATGAAGAGCGGATCAAGAAACTCCGCAAGATGATCGCAAAACACGGCAAACCGAAGAAGGGACGGAAACGAAATGGACTACGCAGAAGAATTTCTGTTCCTGAAGAAAGAGAACATCCGCATTCAGAAGAGATTGGACAAGATCGACCAATTGTTCGCTGAGGCATACCGCCTGATCTACACCATCAAATATGAGGTGGACGAGGTCAGGAAATGGGAAAGGTTAGCGGATCGGGCGGATGAGTTGAGGGAGGAAACGGGCAATGGAACAGGCATGTAACGAGGGGATCAGTTGGGGCTATTGGCTGTTGATGCTCCCCGCAATCGTCATGGTTTGGGCATTGGCGATTGGTTTGGTTGTCGTCTTATGGCGCATTTTTGTATCACCGGGCATGGATAATGGCCTCCGATAATCTGATCCTTCACCAAGAATACGAGCGCCGCACTTGGGATCATTACGAGACTGAGGAGTGGGTGACTGAGGTTTTGGTCAGGCATGAGTCGTTTAGCTATGTGTGGGAACCCGCAGTGGGTAAGGGCAAGATTGCCAATATCATGCGGAAGCACGGAGCGGACGTATATGGGTCAGACATCCATGATTACGGGTGTGGGTATGATGTGGGGGATTTCCTGTTGCGGTGGGATAATCCCGACCAGAGGGACATCGTAACCAATCCGCCATTTGCTGAGGATTTAGCGGACCAGTTTATTGAGCATGCTTTACTTCTGACTAGATCATTTGGCGGCAGGGTGGCGATGCTCCTGAGGAACGAGTTTGACTGTGCAAGCAGTCGCAGAGGGATATTCGGCAAGCCACCATTTGCCTGTAAGATCGTATTGTTGCGTAGACCAAGATGGATAGAGGGGACAGAAGGATCACCCAGACATAATTATTCTTGGTACGTCTGGGATTGGTCATGGGGGAAAGACCCGACCATAATTTATGACAAGTAAGCCAAACCTGAGGGAGACAGACATGGCAAAACGAGGAAGACCACGGAAGGCAGAAACAGATTTGGTCAGGATAATCGCCGAATTGACCCAGGAGCGGGATAATTACTGCGGACTTGCGGAGGATCGGTATTTGACAGGGCAAGTATTGGCCAAGCAGTTGGTTGAGGCAGAGGACAGGATCAAGGAACTATTGGCTGAGATACGAATGTACGAGCATGAGACATCGACGCTTCGGCATATCATCATTGACGCATTGAGGGGGTACGACAGATGAGCGAGTGGAAGCCAATCAAGACAGCGCCAAAGGATGGCACAAAGATACTGATTTGTTGCTTTGACGGCGGATGGGAGATGGAAGTCTCTCATTGGGTGAAAGACGAGCCATATGTGGATGAGGACGATCAGGAGAAGACATATAAGGGTTGGTTGCCAATGATTGGCATATCAGGACCGACACATTGGATGCCATTGCCAAATCCACCAGAATGATGGGGGAAACTTATGCTCAAATGCGAAATAAGTTTGGCGTAACATTTGTATTTTTAAATTACAAATGTAAGGCAAATCAGAGTGTTATGTTATAACATTACATTGGCAACTTTTTGGACGAGAAATGGCGAAAAAGAGCAAAGCAGTAATGGGAAGACCAGAACATGAGGCGACAGATGCAAATCGCGCTCTTGTGAAAGTCTTTACTGCCGCAGGCTTAACGCAAGAAGAAATTGCCAAGCATCTGAAAATAAACAGAAAAACTCTCGCCAAGCATTACGAGCATGAATTAGAGACGGGATGGATTGAGGCAATCGGTGAAGCCGCCACGGCTATCATCACTGAAATGCGTAGCACCACGAGCGAGAAGCGCCTTGAGGCGGCAAAATTTTTCTTGTCTCGCCGTGGTCGCGGTCTGTGGTCTGAAACCAAACAGCACGAGATCAGCGGACCAAATGGCGGAGCAATCCCCGTGGCGACTGTCGATTTGGACGCCATTGACTTCCACGACCTTGAGACAATCTACGAAATCATTCAGCCCGCCATGATCACGGCAGATCGGGCGCAAACCGAAGATCACGATGACGGCGACGAGTAAGGTCGACATTTCAAGCCTGACGCCTGAGCAGTTGGCCTACATCTACGCCAATGCGCCGACCAACATGGCAGAGCGCAATTTGTACAAGTTTGCTCAGTTTGCTTGGCATGTGATCGATCCCGCGCCATTTGTTGGCGGTGGCTTTGCCATGCAGGCAGTGTGCGAGCATTTGGAGGCTTGTGCTGACGGACACATCCGCAACTTGATCATCAACATCCCGCCGCGTTTCTCCAAGTCCACGCTATGCGGTGTGCTGTTCCCCGCATGGGTATGGGCGCAACGGTCGAATCTGCCAACTAAAGGCAATGGGATACAATTCCTACATGCGTCCTACTCGCAGAACCTCGCACTGCAAGACAGCATCAAATGCCGCCGCCTCGTCGAATCGGATTGGTATCAAAGCCAATGGGGCGAGCGCGTCGTCATCAGCAGTGATCAGAACACCAAGTCTCAGTTTGACTTAGCCTCTGGCGGCAGACGCAATACGGTCTCTGTCGGTGGCTCTACAACTGGTATGGGCGGTAACTATTTGATCGCCGACGATCCCAACAATGCCCGTGAAGCCAATTCTGAGGCAGTCTTGTTGTCCACGCTAGAGTGGTGGGACATGGCATGGTCAACCCGTCTCAATGACCCGAAGACGGGCGTCAAAATTGTGATCCAACAGCGACTGAATGAACGCGACGTTACAGGCCACATCCTGACCAAAGATGTCGGGAACTGGACGCACTTGATGTTGCCAATGCGGTTTGAGCCAGAGCGTCGTGTCTATACATGCCTCTTGCCGCCAGAGGCTGACCCTGATGGTGAAGGCCACTTCTGGACTGACGAGCGTGAGAACGAAGGCGACCTGTTATGGCCTGAACGCTTCGGCGAGGATGAAGTTGCTGACTTGGAGCGGACGCTTGGACCGTATGGGACAGCAGGCCAGTTGCAACAAAGGCCGCAACCCGCTGGCGGCGGTATCATCAAACGGAATTGGTGGATGCCATATGACAAGGCCAACTTTCCTGACATGTCTGTGATCGTAGGGTCGGTAGACTTGGCCTTCACAAGCAAGAAAGAGAATGACTTCAGCGCCATGACCTGTTGGGGCGTATGGCGTGACGGTGGCGATACGACGGCTCTGTCAGTGCGAGACATGCGTGGTCAGATTACTCGTGAGGTGAAGTCGGAAAAGGACGGCGATGTGCCGAAGATCATCTTGACGCATGCATGGGCGGAACGGCTTGAGTTTCACGAACTGGTGGACAAGATCGTGCTGACGGCTCGTGAGGCGCGTTTGGACATTTTGCTCATTGAGAACAAAGGCCCCGGCATATCGGTGGCACAGGAAATCAAACGGCTGTGCGGTATGGAGGAATTTCAGGTCCGCCTCGTCGATCCCGGTGATTTGGACAAGGTCGCCCGCTTGCATTCGGTTGTGCATCTGTTTGCGGAAGGCTTGGTCTATGCGCCGACCAAGGTGGGCGATCCCGACGCATGGCGTATCTGGGCCGACAAGGTGATCACCGAAGTCGAATCATTCCCCAAAGGCCAGCACGACGACTTGGTAGACACCGTCAGTCAGGCCATCAGCTATATGCGGAAGCAAGGCATGATCGAACGCGGTGTGGAGCGTTCCTTTGAGTTGGCAGAAAGTCAAAGGTTCATGGGGAATACTCAAACGACACCGCTATATCCCGTTTGACTTGTTGACGCGATTGATGACAATGACCCCTGCATAACGGAGGTTGCATGTCATTTAAAATTGTCAGGGATGTTGCATTGCCTGAAGGCCGGAACAGTTACCCCTTCCGCGAGATGGAAGTGGGCGACAGCTTCTTGGTCCCCTTTGACCAAGTCAGAAATCAGAACAGCATTCGGTCTGCCGCCAGCCACTTTGCGCGGCGCACAGGCTTGGCACGGTTCTCGGTGATTACCGAGGACAATGGTTATCGCGTGTTCAGGGTGGCATGACATGGCAAACGAACGACACTCATATCCTGATGATTACAGAGGCGGACGCACCAAAGGCCGCAAGGCTGGATCGCTCTGGTTTAGCGAGACGGCAGGCGAGGGCGATGTCACCTTCTTTGAATACTTCGACAACATGGACCCGTTTCATCGTGTTGAGATGTTGACTGACTGGATCGGAATGCTTGAGCGTGAATTGCGGGTTCAGCAAGTCCTGATGGAAAAGGACATGATGGAACTGTTCGGCATGCCGGAGGCTGATCAATGAGCAATGATCTGCAACTGTTCCGCATGTCTCCTGAGATATGGAAGTGCTTCAATGTCCAAGACGTAGACGCGACAGCGAAGGACATGGCCGAGATGGGCCTGTTCAAGGCGCCGTTCAAGAAGTTTGCCATTGAGGTTCCGTGGAAGTTTCTCAATGCCATGTATGATGATGAAGTCACAGAGGAGGACCGCACCTACGAAAGAACCCTGATGATGTTTGAGTATGAGATGAAAGACGTTATGCGGGACGGCTTGGTCGGGGAAGGGTTCAAATCCATATATATGACGGGAATGGATGACCAGCACAGGGTCATCATCCCCCGAAAGAATGTGGCCGAGTATATTGATTTTGAAAACAAACTTGATGAATTGGCTGTTGCCACCGAGATGATTGAGATGGCGGCTGTCCTGTTGAAAATACTGATTGTGCTGCTTGCCACCAAGAACCACAAAGCCGACACGACCGTGAACCGC